GAATATTGTGCGGATCGTGGATTCATATTTGATATTTGGACCGAAGACACATTAAAGAAAATGGGAATAAAATTGTTGACCTAATCTTATAAATAGATTCATGGCCAAATCTTATTTCGATAAATTACAAGCTGATGCTTTTCGTTCAGGTGTAACACCTCGTACCGAAGAGTCGTTGAAGTGGTTTAAAAAGCGTCTTAGTAGTATCACAACAATCAATCGAAATAAGATACTGAAAGACGAGAATTTGATCAGGGTGAATAAACCTCTCACTGGTCGTATGTTCATGTACTTCTACGATCCAAAGACCAAAGAAAGTCTTCCATATTACGATAAGTTTCCGTTAATCCTTATGGTTGATAAAGCGCCAAAGGGTTTCTATGGATTGAATCTTCACTATCTTGATCCAAAGAGACGTGCGATCTTCTTTGACAAGTTGAGAGATTATATGACCAACAAGAAATACAATCGGAGTACAAAATTTAAACTATCCTATGGTCTTTTGTCCGGCGCTCAGAAACTCAAAGAGTTTGAGCCGTGTTTCAAAAGATATCTCACCTCACAAATCAAATCAAGAGTATCAGAAGTTCCGGCAACTGAATGGGAAGCCGCACTCTTCATGCCAACCGACCAGTTTGTAAAAAACAAGAGACAAACCGTCTGGAATAAATCACGTAAACTCATAGCATAATGTCTTTAGTTAAAAAAATTCAAGGTACGATAAGTCCAACAACAATTGACGACTTCAAGTCAGTCATTGGTCGAAGAAGTGGATTGGCGCCGACAAATCGCTTTGCTTTGTTCATGAATCCTCCGTCGCAAACGCTTATTAACTTGGATTTACAAAACGCTGCAACAAATCTTTTAAGCGGCAACTTTGGTCTAAGTCAGTTTGTGAACGATCCAAGAGATGTAGCACTCCTTTGTGAGAGTTGTTCTTTGCCCGGCCGGCAGATACAAACATTGGATAAACAACATATGAACTATCGTCAAAGCATAAAGAATCCTCAAGGATACTTTAACGAAGATGTCAATTTTGTCTTTCATCTAACGAATGACTATCATATGAAAAAACTGTTTGATCGTTGGCTCGACTTGGTAGTCAATCCTGAAACATATCAAGTGGGTTACAAAAAAGAATACGTTACAGATGTAACTATACAACAGTTAAATCAACAAAACATTCCGGTATACGGTATTAAGTTAAAAAACGCTTTTCCGGTAACAGTAAATACGATTGAACTAAATAATTCTTCATCAGGTACACAAAAACTAAATGTTACTTTAACCTATGAAGACTATGAAACCGAAGGATCTATCGCCTCCTCCATCGGTGGTGTTAAAAATGTAATAGGAGGCGTACTTAATAGATTGATATAGATTATGCCATTACCAGTATTAGAAGCGCCGAAGTACAACCTAGTTGTACCTTCGACTAAAAAGAAATTACAGTATCGCCCCTTTCTTGTAAAAGAAGAAAAGATACTTATGATTGCTCAAGAATCAGAAGATGAAACGCAAATTCTTAATGCTATAAAAGAAATTTTAGTAGCATGTACTTTTGGGAAATTTGATCCAAAGGAAAATACTTCCTACGATATGGAATACATTTTTCTCCAATTGAGATCAAAGAGCGTAGGAGAAAAAATACAGCTTTCTATCCCTTGTAGTAAATGTTCTACTCCAAATACGGTTGTAGTTAATTTGAACGATATTGAAATAAAATATCCAGAAGTAGAAGTTGATAATAAAATACAGTTATCAGATGATGTTGGATTAGTTTTAAAACCAATATCAATGAGCGAAGCAATAGCAGTTCAAAAAGATACATCATTGGAACGTTCGATTCAGGCTGTTATTGATAATGTGTATGATTCGGAAAGTGTTTACAAACTTGAAAATTTTACAAAGAAAGAAATCTCAGAATTTATAGACTCGTTTAGTCATTCTTCTTTAGAAAAAATTGAAGAATATATTACATCTCAACCCACTTTGGAGTATACAATTAAGTTCAAATGTTCTGAATGTGGAGAAGAAAATGAACAAGTTTTGACGGGTCTTGAATCTTTTTTCTAATATGCCTTTCTCATGATACTCTTGCAAATCATTATCAGACGAATTTTTCAATGATGCAACATCACAAATATAGTTTATCAGAGTTGGATAATATGATTCCGTGGGAAAGGCAAATATACACCTCAATGTTATTAGACTATATTACAGAGGAAAACGAAAGAATCCAAAAACAAAATGGCTGAAAAGGACAATAAAATAATTGAAGGTTTGTCGAAACAAAACGTTACGGAATCAAAGTCGATAAAAGAATCTCAGATAAATTCTGAAAAAGTTTTGTCTACCAATTTGCCGGGTTTGAAAGAATCTAGTCAAAAACACCGCGATGAAGATGAAGCAAGATTTCAAAGACAGAAAAGAAGAGAGAGAATTCGCTTCGCTGTTAATACTGCACGATATTTCAAGGATAAACTAGAAGAAAGAAAAGTCCGAAAGCTTGCACAAAAAAGATTTCTTTTTGAGAATAAGCAACGTCTTTTTATTGCGGATAAACAGCAAAAAAATATTGATGCCACCATTTTAGTTGCAAAATCAGTTAGTGATCTCGGAACACAAATGGCAGGAAATGATTTATTGAACGAAGAAAGAAGAAGAGAACAAAATGCTCTCTTCTCAAAACTTCTCAATAAAGATGAAAAAGATAGACCTGAATTGAGAAAAGGTCTATTGGACGGATTAGGTAAAGGTTTACTTATTGCCGCTGCTCTTACTGGAATTCTTGCCGCAACCGGAAACCTCGAAAGTGCTGTTCAAGGTTGGGTTCAAGGAGGAATCAATTTTGCCAAAAACGTCACAAAGAAACTTGTTGAAAAACTTGGTGCTTTTAAAGAAGGTGCCAAAGGTCTTGGTAAAACATTTAGGAAAGCCTTTCGAGGAGTAACTAGATCATTCCGAAAAGGGATGAATTCAGCAGTTTCCGGAATAACAAAAAGATTGACTGGAGCTCTCGGATCTCTCAAAGGCGGAATAGATGAAGTTGTTGCTGGCCTAAAATCAAAAGTAGGTAGTGTCACCAAAACTCTTACCGAAAAACTCGCAAAGAGTGGTATAGGTACAGCAGCTAAAAAGGCTGGTGGATTTTTTAGTAAAGTTGCGGGTGGTGTTAAAGCTGCTGGTTCAAAGGTTGCGGGTGTTGCGTCTAAAGCCGCGGGTGGTGTTAAATCTGTTGCTGGAAAAGTTGCAGAAAAACTTTCACCTATGAAAGCAGTTAAACCTTTTGCAAAGAAACTTTTAAAAGGATTGGGTAGAATTCCAATTTTAGGTTCGGTCGTAGAGGGAATATTTGCAAATAGCGATATAAAGAATATACTGGCAAATCCAGATTTATCAAAGGAGGAAAAGAAAAAGGCTGTTGGTCAAAGAGCTCTGGAAGGAATTGCTGGGCCCGCAGGAGCTGCATTGGCTATAGCAGCGTTAAACACTCTTACTTTGGGAGGAGGGTTTTTAGGATCGTTTGTTGCTGGAGTAGGTGGTGATTTTGCTGGAAGATTTCTCGCAAAAAAGATTGGCCCATTTCTCCCACTTGGAGCTCTCGGCGGGGCTGTTATTGATACTTTCTATGGTGGAATTCCAGAAGAAGGAGCAGAAAGTGGTGGTACATCAGTTAGAGGGGCCGCAAAGGGAGCCGTTAGTGCGGTTAGCGGAGCGGGTGGTGGATCAACTTCGACAGCAATGGGTGTCACCAAAGGAGCAGCTGCCGCCGCTCCAGATATCGGAGCAGGTTACGATTCTAGTAAATTAAACGATTCCCAAAATGAACACTTGTCGAGGTTGAAGAAATCTTTATCGGGGGCTAAAAACGATGATGAAAAATTTGCTATAATCCGGAAATTCGATGCTGAGAGAAAACGCATAGACCCAGATGGAGAACTTGGATTTCAAGACGAAGAATTTTTGAATGCCGTACGGCTAACAACCACACAATCTTTTGATCGTGAAGCTGTGAAAAGAAAGATATCGGGGACTAAAACCAAGGATGAAAATGAACACTTGTCGAGGTTGAAGAAATCTGTAACCAAACCTAGTAATAGTGGTGCTCAAATGGAAAGTGGAATGTCGAATATCTCCCAACAAAGATCGCAACCAGCACCTGTTATAGTATCAGGAGGAGGAGGAGCTGGGCCGCAGAACACTACAGTTAATTCTTCGAATGTGGTTGTATCAAACAGTAAGCACATCGAAGAATCGTTTGCTCTCACTACTGGAGGATACGCAATGGGATAGAAAAAAGAGGCGATACCAGATTTCTCCAGTATCGCCTCTGTATTTTGTTTATCAGTTAGGTTAGTCCTGAGCCAACTTGGCGAAATATGCCAAGGTGTCTTCCTCACCTTCATCATTGCTTGATGAACTAACACTCTGATCCTCGCTCTTGGGTGCGGGTGCGTCCACTCGCTCTTCACGGGTTT